AGTATTTGTAATGTTTTATAAATTTAAGTAATGGACACTAAAGAAATTAAGTTAGAAATAATAAAGGCTGGAGAAAAAGCAGTCAAACAATTAATTAAAGTAGCTAAAGAAGATATTATAAAGTATGAAGCAGAAGACCCTTTAGCCGCAGACAGATTAAAAAATGCAGCAGCTACAAAAAAACTTTGTATTATGGATGCATTTGAAATATTAAAACGTATAGAAGAAGAAAGAGCATTATTAGAAGGAACTGTAGCTGACAAAAAAACTAATACATTAAAAGGATTTGCAGAGTCAAGATCAAAATAAATTATATAAAGAATTAAAAGGAGTTATTCCTAAATCTGTTTTATCTAATAAAAACAGAGGGAGGTCTTGGGCGTACGGTTATAATGAGAAATATGATATAGTGGTTATATCTAAAGACGGTCAAATAGGTAGCGTTATAGATATAAATGGATTAAAAATAGGAATGCCTAAAGTCCCTACAAAAGTTTTTAAAAGATCAGAAGAAAAAAAAGATCAATACTGGGAGGCTGTACCCTTATCTAAAGAGTTAAATAGAATAAAATCTATATTTCAGTGGCATGAAACTCCTGACAACTTTAAGTCTCAATGGGTAGATTATATAGAAAAAGAGTTTGACAGAAGAGAGCAGGGCTTTTGGTTTATGAATAATGGAGTCCCTACCTATATCACAGGCACTCATTATATGTATTTGCAGTGGACAAAAATTGATGTAGGTAATCCTGATTTTAGAGAAGCTAATAGAATTTTCTATATATTCTGGGAAGCTTCTAAAGCTGATAAAAGAAGCTTTGGAATGTGTTATTTAAAAATAAGGCGTTCAGGATTTTCATTTATGAGTTCATGTGAAGGTGTTAACCAGGCTACTATTACTAAAGACTCAAGGATAGGAATATTATCTAAAAGTGGGTCTGATGCTAAAAAAATGTTTACTGATAAAGTTGTTCCTATCTCTAATAATTACCCATTCTTTTTTAAGCCTATTCAAGATGGTATGGATAAACCTAAAACAGAATTAGCATATAGAGTACCGGCTTCTAAGATTACAAAAAAAAATATGTACCATTTAGCTGATGAAGAACTTGAAGGATTAGACACCACTATTGACTGGAAAAACACAGGAGATAACAGTTATGATGGTGAAAAATTACAATTACTACTTCATGATGAAAGTGGTAAATGGGAAAAACCTGATAACATTTTAAATAACTGGAGGGTAACAAAAACTTGTTTACGTTTAGGTAGCAAGGTTATTGGAAAGTGTATGATGGGATCAACTTCGAACGCTTTAGATAAGGGGGGAAGAAATTTTAAATCACTTTATGAGGATTCTTTTCCTTCTAAAAGAAACGCAAATGGCCAAACAAAAAGCGGCCTATATTGTTTATTTATACCTATGGAATGGAACTTTGAGGGATATATAGACAGATATGGAATGCCTGTTTTTAAAACTCCCGCCAAACCTATTGTAGGTATAGATGGTGAAGATATTAATATAGGAGCAATAGATTATTGGGAAAATGAAGTTAGTTCTTTGACGCAAGATCCTGACGCTTTAAATGAATTTACAGACAATTTCCAAGAACAGAGTCTCATGCGTTTAGAGATGAAAGCAAACAATCTTTATTTAACTTAACTAAAATATATCAACAAGTAGATTATAATGACTCTTTAATAATGGATCACCATACAACAAGAGGATCTTTTCAGTGGAAAGATGGAGTTAAAGATACTGAAGTAATATGGTCCCCTAATAAAAATGGAAGATTTTTAGTAACCTGGACACCAGGGAAGGGTTTGATGAATAAAGTTATAACAGCCAGAGGTATGAAAAAACCAGGGAATGAACACTTAGGTTCTTTTGGTTGTGATTCTTATGATATATCTGGCGTAGTTGTAGGGAAGGGTTCTAACGGAGCATTGCATGGTCTGACTAAATTTAATATGGATAGTGCGCCAAGTAATGAGTTTTTTTTAGAATATATAGCACGCCCACAGACTGCGGAAATATTTTTTGAAGAAGTATTAATGGCTTGTGTTTTTTATGGGATGCCTATACTTTGTGAAAACAATAAACCTCGCTTATTGTATCACTTTAAAAATAGAGGATATAGAGGATATTGTTTAAATCGTCCTGACAAAACCTATAACAAATTATCTAAAACAGAAAAAGAATTAGGAGGAATACCTAACACTTCTGAAGACGTAAAACAATCTCATGCTTCAGCAATAGAATCTTATATTGAAAAGCATGTTGGTATTGATTTATTAGGGGATTATAGAGATCAAGATGATATGGGAAGGATGTATTTTCAAAGAACTTTAGAAGACTGGGCTAAGTTTGATATTAACAATAGAACTAAGTTTGATGCAGCTATTAGTTCAGGATTAGCTATCATGGCTAACCAAAAACACTTATATACTCCATCTAAAGAAAAATCAAAAATAAGTATTAACTTTGCAAGATATAATAATAAGAATACATTAAGTAAAATAATTACATGAAAGCAGTCACTATAAATATCCAATCAGCTGCCTTCCCAGATCAATTTGTGTCCGATGCAGATAAAAAGAAAAAAACTTTTGGGTTACAGGTAGGTCAAGCAATACAATACGAATGGTTTAGAAAGGATGGCATGAATTGTAGATTCTACAATCAGTGGGCAGATTTTAACCGACTAAGACTGTATGCGAGAGGAGAGCAATCAGTTGCAAAATATAAAAACGAATTAGCGGTAGATGGAGATTTATCTTACCTTAACTTAGACTGGTCGCCTATTCCTGTTATACCTAAGTTTGTTGATATAGTAGTAAATGGAATGGCGGATAGATTATTTAAAGTAAATTGCCAGGCACAAGATGCTATGTCTGCAGAAAAAAGAAATGAATTTCAAAAGATGATTGAGGTAAATGTGGCTGCTCAAGATTTATTTCATCAAGTTGAAAAAGATTTTCAAATGAATGTTTTTCAAGTAGACCCCAAAACACTTCCTCAAAGTGATGCTGAAATGGAGTTGTACATGCAATTAAATTATAAACCAGGGATAGAAATTGCTAATGAAATTGCTATTAACACTATGCTGGAAGAAAATCATTATTCTGATATTCGTAAAAGAGTAGATTATGATTTAACTACTATAGGTATAGGTATTACTAAACACATGTTTCAGCAAGGAGATGGTATTCGTGTAGAGTATGTAGACCCTGCAAATGTAGTTTATAGTTATACTGAAGATCCTTATTTTAAAGATTGTTTTTATTGGGGTGAACTTAAGACAGTTCCTATTTCGGAGGTGTTAAAAATCAATCCAGATTTAACAACAGAAGATTTAGAGGAAATATCAAAATATAGTCAAGCTTGGTATGATTACTATAATACAGCTGCTATTTATGAGAATAGTATGTTTGCAAGAGACACTTGTACATTGTTGTTTTTTAATTATAAAACTACTAATAGTTTTGTTTATAAGAAAAAACAAACTGCAGAAGGAACTTTTAAAACAGTAGAAAAAGATGATCAATTTAACCCTCCAGAAGAAATGATGGAGGAGGGTAATTTTGAAAGAGTAGAAAAAAGAATTGACGTATGGTATGATGGGGTTATGGTAATGGGAAGCAATATGCTTCTTAAGTGGGAAATGATGGAGAATATGGTCCGTCCTAATTCTGCCAATCAACATGCCATGTCTAACTATGTAGCGTGCGCTCCAAGAATGTATAAAGGTATTTTAGATTCTTTAGTTAAAAGAATGATTCCTTTTGCAGATTTAATTCAAATAAGTCATTTAAAATTACAACAAGTTGTTTCTAAGGTAGTTCCTGACGGGGTATTTATTGATGCTGACGGATTAAGTGAGGTAGATTTAGGAACGGGTAATGCTTATGATCCTTCAGATGCTTTACGATTATACTTTCAAACAGGTAGTGTAGTGGGTAGAAGTTATACTCAAGACGGAGAATATAATAATGCAAAAGTTCCAATTACTCAGTTAACATCTAATAGTGGTAGTAGTAAGATGCAAATGCTTATAGGTAATTATAATCACTATTTAGGAATGATAAGGCAAGTAACTGGATTAAATGAAGCCAGGGATGCTTCTACTCCTGACCCTAACTCTTTAGTGGGTGTTCAGAAGTTAGCAGCGTTAAATTCTAATGTAGCTACCAGACACATTCTTAATTCAAGTTTATATATAACCAGAACTTTAGCTGAAGCTCTTTCAATAAGGACTGCGGATGTGTTAGAATACGCTGACTTTAAAGATGAATTTGCTATGCAAATTGGTAAATATAATTTAGGAATTATAGAAGAAATTAAAAATTTATATTTATATGACTTTGGTGTGTTTATTGAAATGAGTCCTGATGAAGAAGAAAAAGCTCAGTTAGAGGCTAATATTCAGGTAGCATTAAAAATGGGCGGAATTGATTTGGAAGACGCTATTGATATTAGAACTATTAATAATTTAAAAATGGCTAATCAATTATTAAAAGTTAAGCGTAAACAAAGTGCTGCCGAAAAGAAAGAGGCTGAAATGCAAAAGCAGGCTATGCAAGGTCAACAGCAACAGGCTATTCAGAAGCAGGCGGCTCAGGCTAAAATGCAACAAACTCAGGCTGAATTACAAGCTAAGATTCAAATTAAAAAAGCAGAAATTGCTTTTGAAATTGAAAAACAAACTAACGAGGCTGATTTAAAAAGAAGACTAATGGATGTTGAATTTAACTACAACATGCAATTACGAGGTATGGAGCAACAGCAGGTAGATATGAGAGAAAAAAAGAAAGAAGAAGGTAAGTCTCAAAGAATAGCTGAAGGAAACACGCAACAATCTAAAATGATTGAGCAAAGAAAAAACAATTTGCCAGCTATGAATTTTGAGTCGAATGAAGATAGTTTAGATGGGTTTGATTTAGCAGAATTTAATCCCAGATAGCGCTTGAAAAAATAATTAAATAAATATTAACTTTGCATAAATTAAATTAAATAAAATGGAAGAAAATAAAAACGAAACAACTGAACAGCCAAAGTTCATTGTTAAAGAAGTAACAGGTGTTGAGCAAAAATCAACTCAAGAAATAGAAAAAGAATTACTTGAGAAACATGAGGAAAAGTTTTCAGGCCCAAAAGAGGAAACCGTAGTTCCAGCTGTTGAAGAAAAAATAGAGGATTCGTCACCTGAAAAACCTAAGTCTGATGGGTTAAATGATGAAAGTATTCTTTCTTATATAAAAGAAAGATATGATAAAGATATATCTTCAGTAGATGAGTTGTTTTCTACAACAAAAACTAACGAAGAATTACCTGAAGATGTTTCGGCATACTTTAAGTATAAAAAAGAAACTGGACGTGGAATTAATGATTTTGTAAAATTACAACAAAATTATGATGACATGGACAGTGATAAGGTGTTGTCTCAATATTATTCTCAAACTGAAGAAGGTTTAGATAGTGAGGATATTAAAGATTTAATGTTAGATAAGTTTGGTTATGATAAAGATTTAGATGAACCAAGTGATATTAAAAAAATTGAGAGAGCAAAAAAGAAAGAACTTGTAAAAGCTAAAAAGTTTTTCAATGAACAAAAAGATAAATATAACACTCCTCTTGAGTCAAGCGGGGGTGGGTTATCTGATGAGGACAGAGAAAAGTTTAATAGCTATAAAAGTTATATAGAAGAATCTACTAATGCTAAAGAAGCGCAAAAGAAAAGGTACGATTATTTTTTAGATAAGACCAATCAGGTCTTTAACGATGAATTCAAAGGTTTTGAGTTCTCTGTCGGAGAAAATAATTTTACGTTTAAACCTGGTGATGCTAATGAGCTAAAGAGTAAACAGTCAGATGTCAACACGTTCGTAAATAAATTTATGGACAAAGAGACAGGTTTGATGAATGATGCTCAAGGATATCATAGGGCAATGTCAGTAGCTATGAATATTGATAAGTTTGCTGAATTTTTTTACAATCAGGGGGTGACTCAGGCTGTAGACAAGGTAAGTAAAAAGTCTAAAAATATTAATATGGACATGCGTAAAACGCCTGTTTCATTAAATAAAAATGGACTACAAATCAAAGCTGTAGGCGATACAAGTAGTGGTAGAGGACTCAAAATTAAAAGTATTAAAAAATTATAAACTAAAAAATTAAAAACAATGGCAGTAAATGCAACACCAGGGTTTGATCTTCAGCCAAGTGCGGAGAGAGTAGCCCTACCAAGTAATTACATTACCAACTTTGATTTCTTAAATCAGTATCTTCCAGATACATACGAGAAAGAATTTGAAAGATATGGTAATAGAACAGTAGCTTCATTCTTAAGAATGGTAGGTGCTGAAATGCCTTCTAACTCAGACATGATAAAATGGGCTGAACAAGGAAGGTTACATACTAAATACACTAACGTAACATTAGCAGCAACAGGTGCTACTACGGGTGTTTTAACAGTAACAGACCCATTAGTACCAGCTGGTAGTAATGTAGCTGTAAGAGTAGGTCAAACTCTTTTTATATCTGACAACACTGCAGGTTCTACATTGCAAAATAAAGCAGTTGTAACAGGTGTACCAACAGCTACTACAATTAATGTAGCGTTTTATGAGCCTTTATCTGTAGTTCCAGCAGCTCCATCAACATTAACTATAATGATTTATGGTTCTGAATTTGCTAAAGGAACTCCAGGAATGGTAGACTCATTAGAGGCTAACGATGTATTCTTTGACAACAAACCAATTATCATTAAAGATACTTACGAAGTAAGTGGTTCTGAAATGGCACAAATTGGATGGGTTGAAATTTCTACTGAAAATGGTGGATCAGGATACTTATGGTACATGAAGTCTGAGCACGAAACAAGATTAAGATTTGAGGACTACCTTGAAACTGCAATGATTGAAGCTGTTCCAGCTGCAACAGGTTCTGGTGCAGAGGCTGCTCTTTCTGGTGCAGCTCCTGCAGCTGGTGTGATCAATGCTGGTTCTGAAGGTGTATTCTTTGTAGTAGGAAGTAGAGGAAATGTTTGGGGTGGTGGTAATCCAACTACTTTAGCTGGTTTCGATACAGTTATTCAAAGACTTGACAAGCAAGGAGCTATTGAAGAAAATGTTATTTTCTGTAACAGACATTTCTCATTTGATATTGACGATATGTTAGCTTCTCAAAACTCTTACGGAGCGGGTGGTACTTCTTACGGATTATTTGATAATGACGAAGACATGGCTTTAAATTTAGGTTTCACAGGATTCCGTAGAGGATATGATTTCTACAAGTCTGACTGGAAATACTTAAACGATGCTACAATGAGAGGTGATATTGTAGGTGGAAACATCAACGGACTTTTAGTTCCTGCTGGTTCTACTTCTGTATATGATCAAGTGTTAGGAAAGAACGCTAAGCGTCCATTCTTACATGTTAGATACAGAGCTTCTGAAACTGAAGACAGACGTTACAAAACTTGGATTACTGGTTCTGCTGGTGGTGCAAGAACATCTTCTTTAGATGCTATGCAAGTTAACTTCTTGAGTGAAAGAGCTTGTTGTACTTTAGGTGCAAACAACTTCTTCTTATTCCAAGACTAAGTAACACTAATTTAGGGGGGGATTAATTTCCTCCCCTTTTTTTTAACTTTAATTAAATTATATAAAATGAAAACAAAAAAAACAATGGTAGCTAAGAGCTACAAATTAAAAAACAACAGAACTCCTTTAGCATATATGCTTTCTTCTCATCACTCTAAAAGAACTAATCTTTTATATTTTGACGAAGAGACAGGAGTTAATAGGCCACTTCGTTATGCAAGAAACCAAAAATCACCTTTTGAGGATGAGCAAGATGGTAATGCAATAATGGAGCCTATTGTCTTTGAAGATGGACTTCTTCACGTTCAAAAAACAAACCAAGTACTTCAACACTTTCTTTCTTTACATCCTGGTAATGGAAATTTATTTGAAGAAATAAATCAAGCAAAAGATGCTGCTGAAGAAATGGAAATGGAAAACATAATTTTAGACGCTCAACTTTTGGCTCGTGATTTATCTGTAGAAAAAATGGCTACTATAGGTAGAGTTCTTATGGGGTCTCAGGTGGATAGTATGAGTACAGCTGAATTAAAAAGAGATATATTAGTTTTTTCAAGAACTTATCCTATTGAATTTTTAGATGTTTTAAACGATCCAACTTTACAAGTTCAAGATGATGTAGTTATTTTCTTCCAAAAAGGTATGCTTGCTTTAAGAAACAAACAAAGAGATGTGTACTTTAATTTACCTCAAAATAAAAAGAAACTATTAACTGTTCCTTTTGGGGAAGATCATCATGATATAGTTGCTTCTTACATGCAAAGAGATGAAGGTATAGAGACTTATAAACTTTTAAAGAAAAATTTATAAAATAATATAAGCACAATAAAAGAGACACCCTAATAAGGGTGTTTTTTTTTATGTATATTTGCACTTTATTAACCCATTAAAAACTTTTTATAAAATGGAAAAATTCTTATCAATCCCAGTTACAGGCTCTGGGGACGTTCTTTTGAATGTAAACGATGTCCTGTCAGTAACAGCTGCAAGTGCAACTGCGACTACTACAGTAATAACTTACCTTAACGGTAATACTGCAACAATTACTGCTGCTGCTCAAGTAGCTTTCAGTATGAGAAAATTTATTACAGACTCTATGGTTTCTGCATTATCAACTTCTTGGACTCGTGTGGTTTATAAAGCTGTACCACCACAGGCTGTATCAGGAATAGTAATAGCATAATTATGGGAAAGTTTATTAACGTGCCCCTCCCGCTTTACAGCGTAACAGCGGACATGGCTAACCCAACAATATCCAGTACAACTACTGGAGCTGCAACGGGGAAATTAACTGACTCAGGCGGAGGATTCAGTGGTGTTATAAATGTAGGAGATATTATTTTAGAGACTACTATTTGGCAACTTGCTACAGTAACTAAAGTAGATAGTGATACGGTGTTAAGTATTGAGGGAGCAGCAACTGCTGCTTTGGAGACTTCTGGTGCTGTTTTTAAAATATGGACTCCTTCAAATGCATATAGTTTTAAGATAGCTACTGGAACATTTTTAGCAGATGTGAGAGTAGGTGATGTGGTAATAAATACCACTAAAGGTTATAGCGCTAAAGTTACAAAGGTAGAGACTCAAAGTGCTTTACAGCTGGATTCTATAATTTTTGACGATAATGGATCTGACACTGCTGTTGTTATATCTCAAAGTGGTTTTGGTGGTAGATTAGTAAATTTAAACAATATAGTAATGAGCACACCAACTGCTGGTGGAGCGGGAACTACTCCTATTGTTTTAACTTACAAAACTAAAACTGCAGCTAATGATATTTTAACTATTACTATTGCAGAAGCTCAAGCTAATTATAGTTGGCAAAAAGCTTTTGAAAAATTAATGCTTGAAACTTTGGAGTCAGAATGGACAAATGTTGTAGGTGAAATGCCTTTAATTGCTGCCCCTGTAGTTGCTTCAAAACCAGCTATACTTTATGCAACAGGTGTAGCTTTAGCTTAGGTTGTATTATACATATTAAGAGAGGCTTACAAATAAAGTGAGCCTCTTTTTTTTTTACTATCTTTGTGAAAACATTTAAAGTTTATGGCAGCATCAATAAATGAGGTACGAAATACGGTATTAGCAATAGCTAATAAAAACAACTACGGATACATATCTCCTCAAGATTTTAATCTTTATGCTAAGCAAGCGCAAATGGATATGTTTGAAGATTATTTTTATCAGTATAATAATTGGATAACTAAAGAAAACCAAAGAGTTTCAGGAACAGGATATGCTGATATTGTAAAGGGAATAGTAGAGGTTATAGATAGTTTTTCTGCTTCAGTATTTTTAACACAAGCTAACGCTAACACCTTTTCATTACCAAATGATTATTATTTAATAAATAAATTATTTTATTATTCTAAGCCTTTATTTACAGGTACAAACACAGCTATAACAGTAGGTCAGCTTGATGATGCTGCAGCAGTAGGATGGACAACTATACCTGTATCAGCTCCAACACCACCTATTGGGAGTTTGGTAGTTAATACAACAACTTTAACACAAGCTTATGTTACTGGAGTTGTAAATGCAAATGCTTTATCATTAAGTGCAGATATATTTTTAGCAGTAGGGGATAGTTATGTTATATATTCAAATACAGATATTAAAGAAGTAGAAAGGGTAAACCAAAATAAAATATTTTTACTAACAAGTTCTATGTTAACAGCTCCAACAAAAACTTATCCTGCTTATGTATTAGGAGGAGCAAGTTCTAATACTGCTATTGGAACTTTAGGAAATATAGTTACAATTTATCCTTCTACTATAATGAACTCAGGCGATATACAGGCTCAATACATTAGATACCCGGCTGACCCTCAATGGACCTGGCAATTTTTAACAGGAGGCGAGCCTCAGTTTAATCCAGGGGCTGCAGATTTTCAAGAGTTTGAATTACCAGATTCTGACGAGCCAAGTTTGGTTGCTAAAATTTGTCAATATATAGGTATTGAAATTAGAGAAGAGATGGTCTATAAATTTGGAGGAAATGAAGAAACTTTAGATAACCAAGAAACAGCTTAATTATGGCATATATTACAGATTATCAATATTACGAAAATGGTATAGTACCTCCAGGCTCAAGTCCTGAATCTGAAAAAAATTGGGGGTCATATCAATATGTTACCTTAGAAAATATAGTTAATAATTTTATGTTAATGTATCAGGGTAATCATGAAATTGTTAATAATATAAATAGATATCAAGTTTTATTTCACGCAAAAAGAGGAATTCAAGAATTGAATTATGATGCGATGAAAGAAATAAAAATATTAGAATTAGAAGTTTGTGAAGAATTAAGATTTGTTCTTCCTCCCGATTATGTAAATTGGGTAAGAGTTTCTTTAATGGAAAATGGAATGCTTTTCCCTATGACTGAAAATATTCAGACTAATTGGAGTGGGGCTTATTTGCAAGATAATGACTGTCGTATTTTATTTGATATAGACGGAAATGTATTGAAGCCAGCTGATTCTTTCTTTGATATAAAAAGATTAGACGGAACTCAAAAAAACATGTACATGGGTACAGGTCCTTATCATGGTTCGTTAGGCTATAATATAGATGGAACTTGGTATTTTGACTATGCAGTTGGCGGTAGATTTGGAATGAATACAGAAACCGCAAATGTAAATCCTACTTTTAGTATAAATAAAAGTGGAGGTGTAATTAATTTTAATTCAGGAATGATGGGTAAATTTGTAGTTTTAGAATACGTATCAGATGGATTAGAAAAAGGAGATGATTCTTTGGTTAGTGTTAATAAATTATTTGAAGAGTTTATATATGCTTACATAAGGTACTCTATTGTAAATAGTAAATTTGGAGTTCAAGAATATGTGGTTAATAGAGCAAGAAAAGATAAATCTTCTTTATTAAGAAACGCTAAATTAAGATTAAGCAATATACACCCCGGGAGGCTTTTACAAAACTTAAGAGGTCAGAATAAATGGATAAAATAGAATGGCAGATATTAGATCAAATTTTATAGCAGGGAAAATGAATAAAAGCGTTGATGAGCGCTTAGTTCCACTTGGAGAATATGTAGATGCATTAAATGTAAGATTAGGTTCTACTGAGTCTACTGAAATAGGGGCTGTCGAAAATTCAAAAGGTAATACTCAATTAACTTTTTTATCTTACGAAAGTAATCCTTTAAATCCTGCATCAACCTCTTGCTTAGGTGTTTATGAAGACGGAATGGAAGAAACTATATACTGGTTTGTTCATGAATCTGCTAACGCTGCATCTCCCACAGGCAAGTGTGACATGATAGTTTCATTTAACACTAATAGTAATGTAGTTACCTACCATGTAGTTTCGGTATGGGACGGGGAGCCTGGAAATGCTAATACAACTTTAAATTTTGATCCTAAATTCTTAGTTACTGGAGTAAGTAAAATAGAAAACCAATTATTTTTTACGGATGATAAAAACCCTCCAAGATATATAAATGTAAAAAGAAATTATGATGATCCAGCGGCTACAAATGTTCCCGCTGGTTCTGATGGTATACGTAAACAAGATGTAAATGTTATTGTAAAACCTCCAGGATTTGAGGACTCTACTCCTACATATACTCCTTTACCTGTTCCTGAAGTAACATTAGAAGATTTTCCAGGTGATGAAAATTATATGGAAACAAGATTTTTATGTTTTGCTTATAGATATAGATATCAAGATGGCGGGTATAGTGCAACGTCTTTATTTAGTATGCCGGCTTTTCAGCCTGGAGCTTTTAGATTTAATTTAGATACCTTTAATAATGCGGGTATGTTAAATCGTTTTAATGGGGCTACTATTGGTTTTTCTACAGGATCTAAAAGAGTTGTTCAAGTAGACTTGCTTTATAAAGAAAGTGGTAATAATGTTATTTATGTAATAGAAAGATATAATAAAAAAGATTTAGGGTGGGCTGATGAAATACAACAAAGTTTAACTTTTAGCAATAGTAAAATATTTACAACTTTAGGGTCAGATGAATTATTAAGACAATATGATAATGTACCCAGAATTGCTAAGGCTCAAACCATTCAAGGTAACAGATTGATATACGGAAATTATGTAGACGGTTACGATATTGTTAATGAAAACGGTCAAAAAATACCTATAAATTATAGCACTGAGCATTTAGTAGAAGAGATAGGAGGTGTAGGACTGGATGCTCCTGTAGCGTCTGATGGTGTTGATTATGAAATAGGACAGCAAGCTGTACCAGGGAAGCCTGCTCTTGTTAGTGTTACTGATTCACAAATAACCTTTGATTTATCAGCGTTAGACTTGCCAATTCCAGCAGGATTAACATTGACTTTTGATTTAAATATGCAGTCCGCCCCTTCCCCTCAAGTTAGTGGTGGTAATCCGCAGGCTGTCGGTCCTGATTCAAGCCCTTCTTTTCAGCAGCCAAGTCCTTTTAGTATAAACTGGACTTTTACGTGCCCAGTAGCTTATGCTTCTGTTGCTGATTTAGTTAACTCTACTGAGTTTCAGACGCCTATAGGAACTACTGCTATAGGTAATTATCAACCATTGCTTCCTAATGACCTTTCGGGTCAAGGGGGTACGGTAACTGATAAGTTTAATAATTATGTCAATCCTCCACCAGGAACTATGGAGATTATAAATAGCTCTATAACTACAGGGTGTCTTACAGCGGCTCCAGCAGCAACCGCAGTGTGTACTCAGCAAGGATTTAATTACACAGCTACAGCAACTGGATTTACTCTTCAGTGTCCTGCTGTAAGGTTTTATTCTGAAGACGCTCCTTCTGCTGGAGATGTGAGTGAGCAGTTTGAGTTTTTTAGTTTTATAGATTTTAGTAGTACTGTTGGGTATCTTTTAACTGCTGACACTTATAGCTTACACAGTAATAGAGATTATGAAACAGGTATTGTTTACATGGATGATTACGGTAGGGCTTCTACAGTATTGGTTGCTAATGACAACACTCTGTATGTGCCGCCAATTAATTCAAGAGATAAAAATACATGTAGGGTAACATTATCTAATTTACCTCCTTACTGGGCTTCTAAATATAAATTTGTAATGAAGCCAAGTGAAGGTACTTATTTTACTGTTTTTTCAAGCTTATACTTTCCAGATTGTAGAGAACCTTCTGTGCTTTGGTTTAAGTTAGAGGGAGATAATACTAATATTGTTACTCAAGGAATGAATCTTGTCGTTAAGGCGGATACTTTAGGCCCTGTAAGTTCTAATGTAGTGTGTAAAGTTTTAGAAATAAGAGCGTTTAGTGGTGATTCAAATGATTTAGGTATAAGTGCCTGTGGAGATACTAATAATCCAGCTGGATTATATATGTGTATAAAACCAGGGGGGTTTAGCACTGAGATTGCAGATGATGCTGTTATTGATTATGGAAACAAATCATCCAGTTCTAACAGCACAAGCTGTAACCTGTCAAACAGTTATGAGTTAAACTTTCCTTCTGGCTCATCAAATACAGGTCCATACGATTTACCAGCAGGATCAAGTATTAGAGTCAGGATTGATAACTGGAGAGGAAGCAAAGGTAGTAATTGTACATCAAAGAAATATAAATTTGATGGAGATTTTAAAGCATCTCAAGATTACCCTAATTTCTTATTATGGTGGTATGGAGATGGGGCTGATTTTACAACTGGAAGTAGTAATGGTGTAAGTTGTTCACAATATAAAAACTCAGGGGTTCCTTTTGCTACTTCAACAGGAGCTCCTACAGTTCCGTCATCTCATTGTTTTAATACACAGTTATTTGTTTATGGAGACCCTACCGCAGTTACTGGTGACCTTAAGTTTAGAAATCGTTGTGGTATTCCAAGATGTTCAAGTTTTTGGGGAGACAAAAGACCAGGGCATGTTGGTACTTTGATACAGGTTTTAAGGGGAGGGCAATTAATTATATGGGAGACAGAGCCGGCTGAAGTAGATCCTAATTTATTTTATGACGCTTCACGAATGATGGATATATACACAGACCCTGCAGATGGATTAAGATATCATCAGTCTCCAGGAGGTCCATCCGATCAAGATCAAGATGCTACTAATAATTTAGAAGTAACATTACCTTTTGCAAATTGTTATACATTTGGAAACGGGGTAGAAAGTTTTAGAATTACAGATTCTCCAGGAACCAAGTCTTTTAATATGGGGGAAAGAGTGTTGGCTGTTTCTAATCAAGACTATAAAGAAGCAAATAGATTTGCAGGCATGACTTATAGTGGGGTTTATAGTGGAGCCGCCAACTCTAATAACCTTAATGAATTTAATTTAGGATTAGTAAATTATAAAGATTGCGAGACTTCTTTTGGTCCTATACAGTTTATGTATTCCAGAGAGACTGATATCCTTACTTTGCAAGAAGATAGAATATCTTATGTCTTAGCAAAAAAGAATGTAATTAGCGACTCAACTGGAGGAGGGGCAATAGCTTCTGTACCTCAAGTTTTAGGGACTCAGATAGCAAGAATAGAAGAATATGGTATTAGTTTTAATCCAGAAAGTTTTGCGGCTTGGGGTTCTGATATGTTTTTTACAGACACTAAAAGAGGAGCTGTTATAAACTTAAGAGGAACGTCTGCTAATACTGATCAAATACAAGTTGTGTCTCAATATGGAATGAGGTCTTGGTTTAGAGATCAATTTGCAGAACAGCTTATAACACAAAAATTAGGGGGATATGACCCTTATATGAATGAATATGTTTTAAATACTAATTTAAAAACTGTTCCATTCCCAGAAGTAGGAACTCCTTGTGGAACAACACTATCACAAAACAATGCGGTAAATGTATTATCTTATACCGTAAATGTAGGAGATGCTGTAGGGTCTATAAATATACCTTACAATATAAGTTCAGGCTCAATAACTGTAGACGCTACTTGGAATGGGGTAACAGTTAGTTCAGGAGTTACAGCAACGAGTGGATTTATAACTGTTAATAAAACTGCAAATACTCCAAATGATATTGAGATGGTAATTACTCCAGTAACAACATCTGGAGCTTCGGCTACTTATGACATTACAATAGATTGCCCTCCAGTAACAACACTAACAATAATTAGAATTGTATTAAGCTCCCCAAGTACAGATGGTCAATTTATTCATTTTGATTATAACTGGAATGATGGGTCTACTATTTCGCCATCAGTAAATGATTTAGCTACTTTAGGATTAATAACTCCTACTGAATATATATCTCAAACTGGAAATAGGTCGATAGGGGTATTCCCTTATATAGGTGCTGATATTACAATGAGAGCTTTAAAGCAGGGGTTTGATGATTTTGTTTTTGATAGTGCTCAAGATAAGTTTAAATATTTATCAAGCAGTACATTGTATGCAAACACTAATACTGACATGCAATTATTATTGGCTGATCCAGACTTAATAAACATAGTCCCTATATCAGGTGCCGCAGGATCGGAGCAAGCTACTATTACTACAACTGCAGTAAACTTCCCATTATCCAATCAATATTTATATTTAGTTTGGGATTTAAGAGAGACTACGCAAAGTACATTATGCTTCTCTCCTATAGCGACTGGTAGTGCTGCTGAAGCTTGTTGCGGATGTAATCCTGCGTGCGGAATAACATACTTTGGACCTGCACAATCAACTTCAGCTTTTGCTTGTCAAACAAATACTAATAGTGCTGGTAATCAGCAAGGTTCTTTTAACGGAACAGGGTCTATTCCTCAGATTGGAGAGATTTGTTTTGCAAACTTAACTTGTGATCCAGCATCGGTTATACTTCCAGGATTCTATATTGTAGATCCAGCTCAACCTTCTGCGGCAAGTCCAAAACAATGGATTCAGGTAGGGGCAAACGGAGCGGTAATATCAGCAGGATCATGTTAAAAAATTAAATTATATGGCAACTTTAGGAAATTATTATTATGACGGAACCAGCTTTGCTTTAGCAACAGGCTTGTTTACAAATTCAGCGTTAAGCGTTGTTGCTCCTGACGGATGGTATAGTCAAGGAGGTATTTATAGAAAAATGACAGGAGGTGTGTTAGGGGCTACTAATACGTGCCCTTCTTGTATAACTTCTTGCGGATCAACACCAGTGTCTCAAAATGTATTTGCTAAAAGTCTTCTTACAGTAGATGTGGGAGTAAATGTGGGTGCAGTAATAGTAGAGTTTACGGTTGGATCAGGTAATAATGCAAGAGCAACTTGGACATATAATGCAATTACAGCAAGCGAGTATTCTTCTCCTAACACTCCAGGAGGAGGTTATCTACAGGGATTAATTGGCGATCAAGGATGTTGTGGCGCTACAAACATGACAGGAAGTGGAGGCGTTACTTATACAGGCGCAGAGCAATCTTATAGTGCAGGCGTTTGGCAGCCTAATGGTAATGTAAGCACTTGGGGTCCATACTTAAATCAAGCTGCTGGAGGTGTAGATTTAAATTCCTTTGGTGGATGGGGAACAACTATAATGGTAGTCCCTAAAACTTCTGCAGTTTTGAATACTATAGATTTTGTAATAGACTCTCCTAATGCGGGAACTTTTGATTGGTCTATAAAAGTTTTATGCCCTGCGTATCTACCTTCATTTCAAGGAACTCTTTCCGGTCAAGCAGGTTGTGCAGGAGCATGTTCAATAACAACTTCTCCAGATCTTTTTTATCACGCACCCGTATCAGGAACCACTGGATTGCCGGCAGTAAACGATTGGGTTTTTACTGATAATAGCGGAGTTACAACTGTAGCTGATGGTTATTATAGCGTGTTTTTTGGAGGAGTATTTTATTGTATGCAAACTGCAAACGGAGTAATAATTAATCTAACATCTTGTTAATATGCCTTTAGAACCAGCAACATTATCTTACAGTGAAAACGTAAAAGGATGGCCTTCATTTTATTCTTTTCAGCCAGACTATATGGTTGGGATGAATAGTTATTTTTATACTTTTAATGGAGGTAATTTATATAGACACAATACCAATGAGATAAGAAACAATTACTATAACACTCAGTTTAATTCTACAATAACATCAGTGTTTAATACTGAGCCTCAGACTATTAAACTATTTAAAACCATGTCTTATGAAAGTGATGACAGGTGGAGGTGTACTGAATTATTTACAGAACTGGGAACAGGCTCTATGTTAGCCACAGAGTTTGAGCAAAAAGAAAGAGAATGGTTTACTTTTTTAAGAGAAAACCAAGATACAGTAAATTGGTCTGCCCGATCTACTAATGGTATAGGAACTCTCCCTGCGGTAGGTGGTGTAGGTGGGGCTTCTCCAGCTATTACCCTTACTTTTACTTTTGATATAGGGAGTATTATTTCTGTTGGTGATTATGTGTATGCAGCGACACCAGGTATTTTTCCAGCACCAGCAGGACCAGAAGTTTATGCGGGTCAAGTTACTGCACTAAATAGAGATACTAATGTAATAACTATTAATGATACTGCTCCGGCTGTTGATGGGGTGACTTTAGGAACAGTGCCTGCAAATGGTGACTTTATTATGTTTATGAAAAACGCTATAGCAGAGTCTCATGGTGCACGTGGTTATTTTATGCAATATACGCTTGTAAATACTAATACTGCTGCAGTTGAATTGTTTTCAGTCGGTAGTAGTGTAATGAAAAGTTATCCATAGAATTTATTATCTTTGCGATAATGAAATTAAATATATTACCATTAACAGCAGAGGACTACGATAACATTCTGTGTGATTGGTGGAGAGACTGGAGATGGACACCGCCTTCTAAAGATTTTTTACCAGATAATGGTAAAGGTGGTTTTATTGTTTATGAAGAAGATAAGCCTATATGTGCTGGTTTTATGTACTTAACTAATTCAAAAGCAGCATGGTGTGATTGGATAATATCTAATAGGCATTATAAAGACAGGCAAAACAGAAGAGACGCTTTAGAACTTTTAATTAAAACAATTAGTTTGGAAGCAGAAAAAAAAGGAAACAAATATGTTTATGCATTAATAAAAAATAAACCATTGATAGAAGTTTATAAAAACAATAATTTTGAGGAAGGCAGTACGTATACTCATGAAATGATTAAAAAAATATAATATGGCAGCAGTAACAACAGCAGTAGTAGGTATAGCATCAGCGGCAACAAGTACCGCAATGAGTTTTTCAGCAGCAGCAAAAGCAAAAAGAGAAGGAGAGGCAGCGGCAGCAGAAGCAAAAAAAGCAATGGAAGATGCAAAGAAAAAAGCAGAGACGGATTTTTATGAGGGCCTTAGCGTTCCTTTAGACGCCTATGACGCTGAGTTTGAAAACAATTTAGCTGTTGCTCAACAAAGTACAGAAGCTTTACAAGAAGGAGACGCAAGAGCTTTAGCTGCGGGTGTTGGTAGGGTTGGCGCACAAGCTGGTGCACAAGCTCAAGAAACACGTATTGCAATGGGAGAACAAATCTCTGATCTTCAAGCTACTAAAGCACAGTCTAAAGATGCAGTAAACCAGCAGCTTTTACAGATGGATGTGGCTAACGCTAAAGAACAAAAACAAATTGCACGTGAATCAGAAGCTGCAAGAAGTGCTGCTATTGGCCAGGGTATACAGGGTATTGGAAGTACTATAGGTGCAGTGGCTGCTGCCGCTCCTTTATTTCCAGGGGGAGGAGCTACTCCACCACCAGGGGGTATTAACACAGGGAATCCTTTAGACCCTAATATGATTGGAGGTTCAAATTACACCCCTCCTTCACTTTCTTTAAGTAGTCCAAGTTCTGGGTTAAGTTTAAGTGGTGGAAATAATTCAATATTTTCTGACAGAAGATTAAAAGAAAACATTAGTTTAATTGGCAAATCTAAAAGTGGATTAAATATATATACTTTTAAGTACAAAGGAAAAGAAGGTGTTTATCAAGGAGTTATGTCTGATGAAGTTCCTCAAGAAGCGGTAATTAAATCAGGGGGTTATGATATGGTAAATTACTCTACGTTAGATGTAGAATTTAAAGAAATATAAAATGGCGGTAGATCCAACTAAAGCAAAACGAGATATAAATTTTGATACGTTTGCTCCTGAAAAAGAAGGAAGTAGAATAAATTGGTTTGAGCAGGCTAATGTAATTAGCAACGCTGTTACTCAGGCTGCTAATAAACGTCAAAAACGTAAGGATGATATTGATGCAGACACTAAAAAGAATTTAGATGCGTTAAATGAGTTAGAGTCTTTAGATAACAAAACATTAATGGATATGACTATTGACGGATCTAACGATGCCGCTAATGTTATATATCAAGCTGAACAAGCAATGAAAAGAGGAGAGCTTAGACCTCAAGACTTTAAAAAAATAAAAAATAATATAAGCTCAGGGTTTACACAGTTTCAAAAAAATGCTAAATCTTGGGATGAAGATTTTAA